CTTACAACTTTTCTTTTGTCCTCACGTAGTGTTCTCTTCTTCATAAGACGTATATGTCTTTGGTTTTGTTTTGTACTTACTTTTTTCATTACATAAACAGCTCAAGTTTTTCTTTCTCTCGCTTCTTCTCCTCTTTTGCAAATTTCTTAATGGCTTCATCCTTTGTACGTATAGTACCAATCCTTTGTCTTAACGTATCAACATAAGCCATAGTTTGTTCAGCTCCTTCGCTATCCATACCCATTTGAACAAAATCTTCTATACCCATCTTCTCAATGAATTTGAATTTGATATCTTGTTGTTTCTTTTCTTTGGTAATTCTACGAATAAATGCAAAGTAGCATATTTGAGTAAAATAACTAAATGCATTCGGCTTTCCAGTCCTTGTAGCAGTTTCAATGTTATAGTTACCAATTGCTCTTAAGCAATTTTCAACGGCATCCATAACCATTTCTTCTCTATAAGTGTACCGAACAAAGTTCGGTCTGTGAGACAGTCCTTCAGATATTCTAATAAAACATGTTGCAATGTAATCAGTTACTGTTGGTACAGGTTTGTCTGCAGATCTGCATGCTCGAGCTTCGATAGCATAGTCCATGACTGCCTGCGAAAACTCTTTGTTATTTACGTAGTGTGGTTTGTCTTTAGGTTTAACCATATTATTTTTTCTCCATAATGTATTATTATACCATACTTTTGGCTAAATGTAAACGATTAATTGAATATAAAATTAATTTAATTATTTTCACTAAAACCGTTTACAAATGCTTGTTTTTATGGTATAATATATTATCACCCGGAGGGATGGAGGTATAGCAACTATTAATGTATAGTTCTCTTCTTGTCATCTACTTCGGGCAGTCCTTCATCAGCATATTGGTTAGCAAGTCGATCTTCGTACTCTTCTAAGAGTTCTTGATCAGATCTTGTATCAGGTATACTGATTGGTTTATCCATACTCAAAGCAAAATTAACATACGTATCTTTTATAGACTCTGCTATTGGTACGTGCTGTATGATTGCGCTTTTAAGTACTTTAAATTGTTTACTCTCTGAAAAAGGAAACCAGGCGCTAAATTGTATACCACCTAACATTCCCGGATTAAGTCTTACTGGTCTTTCAATGATATAGTTATCATCATTCTTTACAGCAAGTAAGCCTATTATTTCCTCACCATTCATGAGTTTAAAGTGTCTTATATTTAATCCTTCCATATTATTATTTATATGTCTATATCGAACATCTTGTAGTTAAAACGTTCTTTCGAATATATCTTTATCCTTTCTGCAGCATGTTGTAATGTATAATTCTTTTTAGACTTATAGTGTAAATCATCTGCAATATCATATATCTTTGTTACACTGCCATCTTCACTCTTCCTTAAACCTCGGCCTATCGACTGAAGTACTCTAATTTGGCTTTTACTTGGGCTAGCAAATATGATGTTGTGTAAATTACGAATATTAATACCAGTAGAAAAAGTGCCAATACTTGCAACGATAATTGCGTTCTTTTCTTTCTCGGTAATCTCACGTATTGATTCTCTTGTATCGACATCGGTTTCTCCTGACACATAAAAGAGTTTTCTATCTTTTTCTATTTTTGTTTGTAATAATGAATGCAATGGTTTACCATGCTTATCAACATAATTAAAGAGTATAAGAGTATTACCAGTTTGGTCTAATGCTAAGTTAGAGATAAAGTTATTTCTCGGTTCATACTTTACGATAAAATCAAGTTCTTCTTGATATTTACTCTTCACAACTGCTTTACAAAGCTCTTCTTTATATTTCAATATGAGTATATTAATCTCTAATTGAGCTAAATCGTTATTATCCATTAACTCTTTTGTAGTCGTAACTTTATATACAGGACCAAACAATCCTTCTAATACGAGCTGATGAGTTTGACTACCATCTAATGTTCCAGTAGTACCAATACGATATTTAGCTTCAGTACATTTTTCTAATATACTTGTCAGTGACTTTGCTTTAAAGTTATGTGCTTCATCTCCTATCACCATCCCAAACCCGGAAAACCAACTGCCAGGTAATTTATAAATTGACTGCCATGTTGATATAATAACTCTTTGTTTTACTCCAAACTTTTCTCTACCTGAATATATCTTATGGCATGATTCTTCATGAGACCAAGTATCCTTACTTGAATAGTCTGCGAAGTCAGAGTACATTTGCTCTACCAATGATGTTGTAGGTACTATCAGCAAAATGCTACCATCAAAACAATCAAGGTAATATCTTATTGCTAAATATATGATTAAACTCTTCCCAGAAGCAGTAGGTGATAGTAATAAGGATTTCTCTTTTGAAAGCGTGTGCGAGAGTCCCTCCAACTGATATTGTCTAGGTATTATATCCCCTCCATTCACAGAAAGGGACATTTGGGATAATAGCCCTTCGATGTTAGGCTCTAGGGATGATTCGAGTGCACCGTATTGAGGTGAATCTATCACTTCTAGCTTATAATCCCTCACGTCACAAAACTCTTGCAAGTATTTATGTAATCCTGTGTATAATGTTTTCTTTCTACTATCAAAAAGTCTTATTTTACCATCCCACATTCTATTACGATACGCAGGCATAAATTTATAACCAGGTACAAAGAATTGGAAATGCTCTGATAGTTCCATCTCAATTGATGGGTCTGTTTTTATATGTAAGAAGACTTCGTTCTTCTTTTGAATAGTAATCTTATCCATTAGATTCCGCTAGTAAATTTTCTCCATTCAATCATGTTCTTTATGTTTTGATGTCTCCACTTTATGTTCTCTAATATCTCTTTAAGAGTTGAGCAGAGTTCTTCAAGGTATTGGATTTTTGCTTGCCATTCTTGAATCAATGGGTCAGCGTCATAGTATCTATCCATATCACCTTTAAGTACAGTAAGACCGTTAAGTGGATCGTAATCCCATCCTTTATCGTCAATGTCTTCTTTAGACATCTTACCGTTGTAATGTAACCATTTATCCTTAAGCACTACTTTAAAATCTAACTCAGCTTTTTTAAGCTTCATTCTGTTTATTGAAAGTAGTTCTAGGTATTTGCCATGTAGTTTGGCTGAATCTCTTGAGGTTTCATCTAAGTTGACTTCGTCGATAACCGAATCGGTTTTCCACATCTCTAATATTGTTTGCAAATTGTTCATACTATTATATTTATTATGTATCTATTATATTATATTTTAATGAATTTGTAAATATCTTATACAAATTCGAAATTGGTATAAGCAAAGCTTACATCCATTTGAACGTATTCAACGCTCTCTACTTGAGAATCAAACTCTATAGGACTTACACTCTGTGGAAATACACCACTAAATTTTATTTCTTTTACCACATTGTTATGCGATGAAAGAACAAGCAGTGTAGCATCAACTTTAAACTCTTCGCTTTTTTCAGCTTGTGCTAAGTTATGCATCCAATTGAATGTCTCTATATAGTTTTCTAAATTCTCTGTTACATTTATACGTAACGCTAGGTCATCAAATGTAAGTCTATCACCTGTAAATCTTAAATTGACTCCACGATAACCTTGTTCAACAGGTGTTATATTAATACCTGGCAAAGTTGCAGCAACGCAGAAATACTCCATATTTGCATATTGAGTACTATTAATTTTAAACTGAAATCCTACCGGACTTAAGAAATTTTTGTTTGTAGTTAAAGTTGCCATATATCTATTTATAAAGTTAGTGGGGTCAGTTAGACCCCGTTATGTTTACTTTTCAGTTACGAACTCGTTAAGTTGTCTTGCAGTTCTGATAACTTCTTCACCAGTGATTTCTCTTAGTGGTAAAGGTTTTTTATCATTTGGAAAACTATCGTTATGAGCGTAAATAGCATCTACCTCTCTTTGATAATTATCTGTTAGCAAGCCTTGTGCTTGACATAGTAAGTCGGCTCTGATTTCGAACCCTGATTTTGTATTTGACATAATATCCTCCATGTGTGTGTGTATGTCCGTAAGATTTGTTCTTACGCTATTATTTATACACATAAAAAAAGGGACTCCGAAAAGTCCCTTTAAAGAATTAGATTTAACTAATTACGGTTTACACCATAATGTCGTCAACTCTGAAGATTCTGAAGTACTGATTAGCTCTGTCTGTGCCAGTGCCGTCAGCAGCTACGAATGGATTTGCAACCATACCGTATCTTGTTTTGAATCCCATTCTTGGTTGGAAGTCATTCTCACCAACTGCTTTAACCATTGTTAATGGTACGTAAGGACAGTAGAACATACCAGCGTCATACGGGTTTGTTCCTCTATAACCTACACATACAAAGTCAACAGTAGCGTATGGATCGATATAAACTTTAACTCTTCCGTTAAGAACACCAGCAAAAGTATTACCTGTGTCATCAACATTTAAGTTAGCTGCTAGAGCAGGAGTATAATCCAACATTCCAGCTGCTGCTAAAGCTGAAGCAACGTCTGAAGAACAGATAATGAAATTACCTTTTCCACGTCTTGTTTCTTTAGCAATAACGTTACATTCTCTTTCGATCTGCATGATAAGACCTTTAAATCTTTCTACCATCCATCTTCCGTCGGAGTCTGTGTTTACATCAAATACACCACTTAGTGCAGTTGAAGTTTGAAGTGCGCCAATTTTAGCTTTAGTTAGAATTGTTCTAACAACTTCCCTGTTAATTTCAGCAAGAATTTCTGCTGATAGGATGTTAGCAAGTTCGCCTTCAGCGTCCAATCCATGAACTGCTTTAAGGTCTTGTGCTAATTCCATTGTGTACTCAGCTTTTAGAGCTCTTGACTTAGCTGTAACAGTTGATTTTTCGATTGAGAAAGCCATCTCACCGAATGAACCATCACCACTTTCGCCAACTCCAAGTCTTTCTGCAGCTGAAGTAGCTAAACCAGTACCGAATGTTGACACAGTGTCAGCTTCGTCTGCAATAGTACCATCACTGTCGCCATCTGCAACACCAGTTAATCCGGTTGGATCAGCTTGTTGTGCAGTAACACCAGTGAATTCAGTATTAGCTTCATTGAATAAAGCCTCTGTTCCACCTTGAGTTGAGTATTTTGATTTCATTGCGAAGATAAGACCAGTAGGTCCACTCATTGGCTGAACACCAGCGATATCATAAGCAATTAAGTTTGGCATAGCTCTACGAACTAAAGAGATTAATACTGGATCAAAAGTTCCAATACTTCCACCACCAATGTTATTTGGTGCTGCAGCTTCAGAAATATAATTTCCTTGTGCTTGTGCTCTTTCTTCTTGTAGACTTACCTCTTGGTTTTCTAACAATCTAGCTGTAACAGCTTTCTTGTAATTGTCTTGGATTTCAGGAGCTGATTCGTGATTTAGAACCGGTCCCCATTTTTCCATTAAGTTTTTATCTGCGTTAAACATTTTTAGTTTCCCTTATTTTTGATAATGTGTTATAGCTTGTGTGTATTGACTCATAGAATCTGAAACGTCTACGTCGACTATTCCTTCTCCTAATAAGCTGTCTACTTCATCAACTGATTCAGTAACTTCTTGAGTGAAATATGATTCTTTAACAACTTTAACTTTCATTTCAAAGTTATCTTTGTTATCGAATTCTATATCTTCTACTAAAGATGCTAATTTCTCAGCTTCTGTTTCTGCAAGCCCTGAAGATTGTTCTCTTACTACTGAAGCTCTTTCGTGAGATTGAACTGAATTATGTAGTTTGATATTATCTTCTGTGGTTTTGTTTAAAGTTTCTTCGAGTTCAGTAACTTGTTCGCTGAGTTCATCAACTAAGTCAACTTTACCTTCTGGTACTTCTATATAGTGCTCTTTGAACACTGACTGTAGAGAAGTCATAAACTCTTCAGCGATTTCAGTCCTAAGACCTGTTTCAACTTGTAGTTTATTCTCTTCCATCCATCCTTCAACTACGTAGTTAAGGTATGAATCTACCTTTTCTACTAATGAAGATTGAACTTCCGATACTTCTTCTTCTAAATTTTGCGCATATTCTGCTTCTAGTCTCTCAACTTCTTCGCTTAACTTACTTGTAAGTACTGCTTCAAAAATTGCTGAGGCTTTTCCACGGAATCCGTCTGAAAGTGTAGCTTCCTCTTTGATGATTGCATCAATATCTTCGTCAAAATCCATTGACTCGACCTTAGCTTTCGCTTTAGGTTCTGCCATTTTGCTTTTC